ACCGTCTGTCCGCCGATATTGCCGCCACTTTCATAACCGCCGAATCTTAGGCCCTCGTCTGCTCCGCCGGAAGTCAGACCACCGCGAGAAAATCCTTTTATTCCCAGCATCGACCCTGCTTTGCGCCACAGTCGGGTTCCTCTTTCCCGTCTCTGACTGCTCAGCGGAATTATCATTTCCGGGCTTCCTTCCTCAGCGACTCTTACCAGCTGCGCTCCACCTCGAACCATGCCTCCGGCAGAGAAACCTTGCGGTCCGTGAGGCCCTACGATGCCTCCACGTGCTTTGTTTGTGCGCAGGACGGTGTCTACTGTTTTCGACTTCACTCCGACGTTTACGCCGAAATTCACCTCTGTAGGAATGCCGAAAAATGAGCGCGTTGGTGTAAACGGTGCGCTGACGCTGTGGAAATTAGGTTTGAGCCCTACTTCTACTTCGTAGTTGTAGGTTCTGCTCGAGAAGTATTCCTCGATGGCTTTCGGGCCTTTGGCCAGAGCCTCATAAAATTCAGCAGTGTTCAGATATTCTTCGAGTGCTTTCGGTACCACTCCGAATGCATTTTTATAGCTGTTCGCGATCTCTTCGATTTGCTGAGTTGTCGGCTGCATTTTGTCAAGGATCACGCTCAGCGAGCTCCGGGTCTCTGCTGACAGGTTTTCGCTTGCCGCCACAATATCTGGGATGGTGGTCGATGTGACTATCTCGGAGAAGTCTCTTCCAAGTATTCCAAGTTCTTCTGACCACCTTTGCTGGATGTTGCTAATGCCTAGATCTCCGGCTGCTTCCCACACACTTGCTATCTGGTCCATGGTACCCTGCATCAGAGTGTTCCATTCATCCGATCCCTCTTTTATTCCTACAGATGCTTTCCCGAAGGTTTTCCAGTATCCTTCCGTGGTTTCTTTTGCAGTGGTATTCATCTGCTGCATCATCTCAGAGAAAGTTTTGTCAGACATGTCCGGATTGCCGTATTTTGCCTTGATGACATTCAGGTCGGCCTGATATTCGTCCTGTTGAATCTGGCGTGCGATATCTGCGATCTGCCCCCGGATTCTTTGCAGACTGTCCGCTTCGTCGATGCCGATAACGCCGTCTTGCAGGGCTTCTTCCATGGTCTTGTTCAATTCTTCGGTTTTGGTTTTGAGCAATTCGTTTTGCTTGTCGTAGTATTCGGTGGATTTGGTTATGATTTTCTCCGCGGCCTCTGACGATCCCATAATTGCCCGGATGGATGCTGCGCTGGTATCCTGCGCGTCTTTCAGGTATGTGGCGGTCGCCTCTGTATAGCTTGCCGCTGACGCCTTGAGAGATTCAGCTTGTTCTTCTGCGATCTTCCCTCCTCGCAGAGTTTTTGTCATCCACACTGCCCTGCCAAAGTTTGATTCTGCCGCGTCAAAAAGTTTAAGGGATTCTTCCAGCTTAGTGATGGATGCGGTCGCTTCCTTTGAACGGCTGATTAAGTCCTGCCCGATCATGTTGTTCACGGCAGTGCTGACTTCCGATGCAATAAGGCTCATTTCTCCGAAGTGTTTTGGCATATCAACCCGAGCCAGTTCTTGCGCCTGCTTTTTGGCGCCGTATTCAGATTGCGCTAATTCGTCCATGGCCAGAGCTTCTTCATTCACATTTTTTACAAGTGCGCTGCCCCCCAGCCACCCGGCTACGCCGCCTATGCCTGCTCCGATTGCAGTTCCAACGCCTGGAGCGATTGCCGTTCCGATCATTGCGCCTGCAGCTACGCCGCTGAATTTCATCCCGCCGGATGCTTTTAGTGCTGCCCTTTGTCTTTCTGTCAGGTTCCGGTCATCGTATCCTCGTGCGATATCCGCTACGCCGGTGATAATAGATGCAGCAGACGCCAGCATTCCGCCGATGGTGCCTGCTCCAATTGCAGCAGCAGTTCCTCCGCCTATTGCAGATCCAGCCGCGCCGCCGCTTACCGCATATCCGGCACTTGTGAGTCCTCCGAGAATTCCTGAGCCTCCGACCATCGCGTTTCCGGTGCTTCCGATTGCCAATCGTACAGCTCCCGCGCCTTTTGCTGCTAATCCAATTCCACCCAGTGCTTTCGTTGCACCGTAACCTCCGACCATCAATTTTGCCCAGCCAGGCAGATTATCCCAGATGCTGCCTGCTACTTCGATAAATCCATGAGCTAAAGCCTTACCCATTTCTTTTCCGATGTCATAGCCTTTTGTAGTAACCCACGGGACTGCTGTCTCGTTCCACCATGGCACCACGGTTGATCTCCACCAGTTATCAAACGGATTTTTTATAGCCCCTTCCCAAAGCATACCGATTTTTTCGCCGTATGTCGCTCCAGCGAATTCTTCGGTCTCGGTTATCTTTTTGACGCGGTCGACGGTGTTCTCCATCGCGCTTGCTACTTTTCCGGACAGAATTGCACCGGTTTCCTGCAGCAGATCTCCGATGGATTCCAGAGCTTTCTCGGATGTGTCGAGAAGTTTTAAGACGGATCCGAGCCCTACTTTGGCGCCGGACTGCAGTCCCTGTCCCCATCTCCGGAAGATGTTTATCTCGAATGTGTCTTCCAGCTGCGCTTTCAGTCCACCAACGGTTTCATTTGCCGTTGCCTCCATCATGCCGCTGTACTCTTTCATGCCCTCCATAATCGCACCGAGCGCCGCTTCTGCTCCGATTTTCCCGCCCTCTAGGGCTTTTGAAAGTCCGGCGATACCTTCATCGCCGGTGCCAAATCCCAGCCCTTCGGCGATGTATCTCTTTGCGCTGATGCCTGCTTCGGCCAACTGGTTTAGTTCTTCGGTGGACAGCTTCCCTTTTGACCTGATCTGCGATAGCGCGAGCACGATTCTGTCCAGCCCCTCGGTTCCTTTGCCGGTGGCTGCCGCCGCGTCACCGATGACCTTCATGTCTTCGATGATGTTTTCCGCGTTCCAACCCATAGCAATCATACGCTGGGTTGCCGAAATTACTCCGGATGTCGAGAAAGGCGTTGCCTTTGCAAATGCATCAAGGTCATTCATCATCTGCTGGCCTCTTTCGGCTCCCAGAAGTGTCTGGAAGCCGATTCTTGCCGATGCGTACTGGTCTGCGAGGTTGATTGGCATCATAATAAATTTCTTTGCAGCCATACCTGCTGTAATTGCCAGAATCAGGGATTTAATGCTGAACAGGGACTCTTCCAGTTTTTTTAGTGGAGATAGAGCCATATCTTTGATTTTCACGACAGCCGTCCACGTCTTGCCTGCGATTCCTCTGCCTTGTTCCGATATTCTTCTCAAATTCCGGACTGCGTCAGAATCTTTTACTTTGACGATGGCTTCCCACGTCTTACCTGCTATGCTTTTTGATTTGTTCAGGAGCTTATCGATGGTGGTAGATGCTTTGTCGACGGCCTTTAACACCATAGTGGTTTTGGTTTTTCCGAGCTTTTCCGCCTTTTTTTCAGCCTCACGGAGTTTGTTCATCAGTTTTCCGGTATCAGCTTTCGGCTCTACCTTTGTTTTGCTTAGTTTGTCAAGCTCTTTTTGAGACTTTTTAGCCTGATTTGTGACGTTATCTACAAACCGCGCTTCTACGTCTATAACCACACGATCTGCCACTATCCGTCACCTCCTACTTTTTTCCCTCCGAAGTTGCGCACTTTTATAGGTGTGTCTCCCTCGGCGATTGCTTTTTTGATGGATGCCAGCATGAAGGCTCTTTCTCCCTCTGGCACTTTGTCGTTCCGCGTTCGGATACCCATAAGGATGCCCGGCTCAACATGCAGGTTTTGAAAAGCAAAATGCAGACAATACGCCAGATCGCTTTCATCAATTAGTTTTTTGCGTATTCTTCCTCATTCATGGTCTCTTCTTCATCTCCGAGACCGCTGATCTCCGTGACAAGGTCAGCCAGTTTCTGCTTTTCGCCCAGTGTCAGCAGTACATCGATGCTTTCTACAGGCTGCGCCAGACCGTATTTTTCTTTGATGGTGGGATTCCCCCAGATCTTCTGCTGGTCTTCCTCGGTGGTAGCCAGATAGATCAGCCAGCTGTTAAACTTCGCCGTATCAAATTCTTTTTCAACCGGCGGTAGCTTTTTGTTGTTCGGGTTTGGCATATAGGATGTCGCTTTTTTCCGCGCCATCCGCGCATCAGGTTCGCTGATCGGGTGCAGATGCACAGAGAACATATATTTCCCGGATCTCTTGATATCCGCGATGGTAACGCTTTCTTGCGCCGTCTTATACTCCGCTGATTCAAGCAGTGCTTTTACCAGATCGTACTCCGCTTCTTTGCGGTTTTCTGCCATTTCCAGCCCGGTTACGGTTTCCTTTTCACTCATTGTTGTTCCCCCTCCATTTTCGATAAAGCCCCGGTTTCCCGGGGCTGTTTGCGTTGTTCTTTTAGCTCAGATATGTCGATGCCAGTGCCGAGATGAAGCTCGGGATGGCATTCAGTGCAAAGCTCTGCTCCCGTTCGATTACTTCGCCCGGTGTCAGGGTCTGCAGGCCAAACGTCCCGTTCGGTACCGCGTTATTAAAAGCGATTCTCTGTTCCTGGCCATCCGGTTTGTATGCTACTCCCTGGAAGTTGTAAACTGGCAGGGTTCCGTTCTGGATTGCCTTGAGCAGCGGTTCCATGATTAAATCGTCACGGACAACCATCTCAGTAAAGGTCAGGTCAAAGGTTACGCCGGTGGGGATTCTGTGTACCAACACAGAGCCGACCGGCTGCTTCTCGCTGGTGTTCACGTTCATATTGACAGAATAGGTATTGATTTCCGCCAGAAATACGTTTTTGCCGTTGAATTCCACGAACAGGCGACCATCTTTTCCGGTCATCAGTTCTGTGGTGTTCAAAGTGTTATTTTTGCCCATGCTTTATCGCCTCCCTTACGCGAGCTGGCTGTACCGGAATTCGTAATGCAGATAAATCTTTTCGAGGCTATCCAGATCGTCCGCCTGAATAATGAACCACGCACTGTCGCCCTGATGCGGGTTCTGCGGGTCTTCGTAGATAGTTGCGCCCGGCAGCAGCTTGTTCTCGAGGTTGGACATGGCATCCAGCAATCTCTGGCCGGACTGAATTACATCTGCCACGCCGTCGGTGTCGTTGGTGATGCGACCGACTTTCGGCGCCAGAATGCGATCCATTCTTTCGAACAGCTCAAACCGCACTTTTACTCTCCGGATTTTCTTCCATCCGTCGTCTTCGATTTCGTAATTCGGACGATTTAGGGTGGTGATGCCGGTGTCGTACCAGATCGAGCCGTCTGGTGCCATGGAGAGCATCAGTGCGCCGTTATCCACGGCCTGCTCATACTGCGCATAGGTTAAATTTTCCATCAGTTCGGTTGCTTCCGGAATAACCATATGAGTGATTCCTTGATTCGACGGGGTGGATGCGATCAGACCGGCGGTATAGCAGATCGCCAGTGCTCCGTCTCTGTTTTCGGTTCCGGCTTTGTATCCGCCACCCAGATATACGACCTTGCCGTCATTAAAGGTGTACGCGTGGGTCATGCGGGTTTCAAAGCTTACGGTTGTCGGTTCTCCGACTACGGCAATCGCGAATTTACCCATGGTGTACGCATTGTCGAGATACGCCTGCAGCAGCAGACTCAGGGTCATGTTTGCATCATCGTTTACATCCAGAGCGATGGTATTGTAGTAGAAGGATTCCATTGCGTTGAAAGCCGCAGAGTAGTCGGAGTTTGCAATGGTCGGGTCTGTGCCGCCGGTGAGTGCTCCAGCTGCCAGAGCTGTAAGCGGCACGGTGGTCATGGTGCCCACGCCTGCTGCTGCCGTTACATAGTCGGATCCTGCAATCGCAGCGATCAGGTTTGTGCCCTCTGCCGTGGCATCTGCCGTGAAATCGAATTTTTCAGCCAGAGACGTGCCGACATAGACCATGAATTCCTTCTTGGTGGCATCGCTAACCTTGTTCTGGATCATAATGCTGAGAGGCATGGTGCCCTCGTATTTTGCCGTTACCACCAGAGTGGGTGCGGTTCCGCTTTCTACGGTCTGGGTCAGGGTGATAGAGGCTTTTGTGCCGCCGGTACCCAGCCGGTAGGTATAGACGGTAGTCGCGCCTCCGTAGAACATCTGAGCGGCTGCCGGTACAGTGTAGCTGGTGCCATAGGTTCCGACGCCGTAGTTCTTGATAAGGTCACCTACCAGCGTGTTCTTTACGACCTTGCCCAAC